ATGTCTATGCTTTTAGGTGCAGCCTCTTTAAACATAAAGACTGTAGTTAAAAACTTAGATGATTTTTTATTAAAGCCTTTAGGGGAATCGTATTTTCAATGGAACATGCAATTCTTTGAAGGCGACATAGATGTAATAGGTGATTTAGAAGTCAAGGCTACAGGTACAAATAGTCTGATGCAGAAAGAAGTACGCAGTCAGCGTTTGACAATGTTCTTACAGACAGCACAAAGTCCAGCGATTGCTCCGTTTGTTAAGATTTCTAAATTAGTAAGTGAGCTTGCTTATAGTCTCGATCTTGATCCAGATGAAATTCTGAATGATCCTGAAGAGGCTGCAATAATGGCACAAATTATAGGAATGCAAAATGCTGGACAAACAACTGGCCCGGAAGCTGAACTTGCTGGTGGGCAACCGGGAGCTATGGCTGGCCCTGAAGGAGCACCTCAACAACCTCAAGACCTTGGAGCTACAGGCACTGGCGGTGGCAACATCGGAACAGGAAATGTTCCGCTTGCAGGGGAAGCTGAATTCTCTGGTACGCCTAGAGCAACTGGAGGGACAGGTTAAAGAAGCCCTGTCTAGAAGAGATGAGTAGTGCTTACGACGCATGGTTTTGGTGTAATGAACGCAAAGATTATTTTCGTTGGAACGAATTTATAAAATACTACAAGGATCAAAAGAATGCCTAATAAAAAGAAAGAAACTGCTGGATTACTTGTAGCTGTTGCACCTGTAGCTATTAAAGAAAGAGATAATAAGTATGGCGGTGGACTCTTAGAAGACGATAGAGAACGCTATGCTGAAGGTAGTAAATCGTCGTCTACAGATAAGGAAACACGGAAGGAATATCTTAAAAGGATCAAACAAGAACACGCTGATGAAAAAGAGATGTGGGATAACTTTGTCCAATTATCTGATGATGAACAAAAAGAAATTTACAACGAAATAAAAAAAGAAAGAATTGATTTGTATGAAGATTTACTAGGTGAAACTGCTGGGACAATTGTAGGTACAGCGACGAATTATGCTGATCAATTTATGACAGGACTAGCTGGGGGAGGTTTTGATAATATAGGAATTACTTCTTCTGATAAAAAATTCTTAGCTGACTTAGTTAAAGAAAAAGTAAAAGGAAAAAGAGATATGAAGTATAGTGGTGGACTTTTAGAAGACGATAGAGAACGCTATGCTGAAGGGAGCGAACAAGAAGAAATGCAACTGCAAGAAGGGGGTGATCCAGCAGTCTTGATGCCTCCTCCTCTTCCTCAAGAAGACGAGATGGTTTCTGATGATCAAATGGAGGATGACTATTTAAACTTCGTAGTCTCTCAGTCTCTTAGTGAAGAGGAGGAAAGCTATTTAATGGAAACACTTACGGCTGATCCACAACTGAGCGTTATTTTTGATAAGGTTATGGATGTAGCTACAGAATTTTCAGGAGCTGGCCCTGTCGATGGGCCGGGATCTGAAGTCTCCGATTCGATTCCCGCAAGGTTATCGGATGGGGAGTTTGTCTTAACTGCAAAGGCGACTGACGAAATAGGTCCAGAGAATCTGGAAGCTATGATGCAAGATGCGGAAGCCAGATCAGATAAGCGGCAAATGGCAGCACTAGGAGGAATGATACAAACAGACCCTGAAGAACCAGAAAATCTGGATGATCCAGAGACTGAAGAAATCAGGAAGAATATGTTATCAGTAAATCCTCGTCTGCAAACGGGATAGAGCCACCCTATTTATATAGGCACTTTATCAATTTAATAACCCGAAAGGCTACCTTTACAAGACAAGCCCTGCTTATTTTGGCCTTTAAGCAGCCACCTTTGTTAAGAAAGCCCTGAGTAGGAAATAGAAAATGACTGAACTAACTGAACAAGAGGAACAAGCAAACCCTTACAATCAACGTAAATCTTGGCACGACGTAGAAGAAAAAAGATTTTTATCGGCTGACGAGCCTTATTTTGAAGAACCTGTAGCGCAAACAGAAGATTCAGAAGAAGAGGCCACGCCTCAAAGGGATACGCAAAAGGCAAAGCCTTATAAGCGTCCTGATTATAAAAAGCGATATGACGATTTAAAATCACACTATGATCGAAAACTTGATGAGTTTAAAGTGAGAGAACAGGAACTATTAGAGGATGTCAGAAATGGTCAGCCTTCTTATACAGCTCCTAAGACTCCTGAAGAACTTGAAAGGTTTAAGACAGAATATCCAGATGTATTTGATGTAGTAGAAACTGTAGCTCATATGCAAAGCGAGGAGAAGACAAAAGCTCTAGAAGAGCGTCTTACATCCTTACAGGAAAGAGAAGCAGATTTAATACGGAAAGATGCAGAAAAGAGATTGATGGATAAACATCCTGATTTCGATGATATTAGAAATAGTGATGAGTTTCATTCGTGGGCAAAGGCACAACCAGATTCTATCCAAGATTGGATATACAAGAATACTGGTGATGCTGATCTTGCGAGTAGAGCCTTAGATTTATTTAAGAAAGATTCGGGTGTAGATGTCCCTCCTAAAAGAACAAGGCGGTCAAATTCTAAAGAGTCCAAAAAATCTGCTGCTGATATGGTATCAACAAAAACAACGAGTGTTGAACCACAGCAGGATAAAATTTGGACTGAAAGGGAAATAGCTGCTATGTCTATCGAACAGTTTGATAGGTTTGAAGAAGAAATCAATCAAGCAGTGAGTGAAGGCAGAGTAGTTAAATAATTATTTTAACTTTAAGGAGGAGTCAAAATGGCATATAATCAATCTGACCAGTATTTTGAACCAAGTACAGATACTGATGCCAACTTTGCTAACTCCCAAAGTGGGCAAAATAATTCGTTTTTCCTACCGGCAGTCTACTCTAAAAAGGTTCTTAACTTCTTTAGGAAGGCTTCGGTTGTTGAAGCGATTACAAACACCGATTATTCTGGTGAAATTGCAAACTTCGGAGATTCAGTAAAGATTATTAAAGAACCAACCATCACCGTATACCAGTACGAACGTGGTGCAGATGTAACTCAGACAAAGCTAACTGACCAAGAGTTGACGCTTGTCGTAGATACGGCTAATGCCTTTAAGTTCAAGGTGGATGACATTGAAAGCAATATGTCCCATGTGAACTGGCGTGAAGTCGCTTCATCTTCGGCAGCTTATGCTCTCAAGGATGCTTTTGATGAGGGTGTACTTGCAGCTATGTTTAGTGGTGTCTCTGCATCTAGTCCTAACCATGTACTAGGTTCAGATAGCGCAACTGACCTTGCTGCTGGCACGTTCGATGGAACGGGTAATCTCGACATAGGTTTCGGAACTTCGGAACATGATCCTTTAGATATTTTAGGTAGAATGGCTCGTCTTCTAGACGACCAAAGTGTCCCAGAAGAGGGACGCTGGTTTGTAGCCTCACCTGATTTCTATGAGGTTCTTTCTGGAACAGCATCGAAACTCTTGTCATCTGATTACAACGCTGGTCAAGGTTCGATCAGAAATGGTCTAGTAACGTCTGGTAAGATTCGTGGATTTAGTATGTACAAGTCTAATAACATTGCAAGCACATCTAATGCTGCTGGTAAATGTATTGCTGGTCATATGTCTTCTACGGCTACTGCACAGACGATTACAAGTACTGAAGTACTGCGTGATCCTGATTCGTTTGGCGATATTGTACGAGGTCTCCATGTATATGGAGCCAAGGTATTGCAAGATAGCGCATTAGTTTCCGCATTCTACGGTATCGACTAATCAAACTGGATTCGGGAGTCTGAATAGGCTCCCCTTTCCTTTTATTAGAAGGTTAATAAATGTTAAAAAAATTACTTAAACAAGTAAAACGTGGAGCACAAAAAGTTAATAAAGGTGCATCTCAATTTATTATACAACCTATAATACATGAAGTTGCTAAAGACGCAAAGAAAACTGTAAAAGATATTCAAACTCTGAATAACGCTGCCGCCCAAAAAATAGTTAAGCCTATTACTAATAAAGTTTTAGGTAGAACAGGATATGGAAAAGGCGGCTATGTTAATATTCAGGATATGGATAACAAAAACAAATAATTTTGGAGATAAAATATGGCAAGCCCAGTTATAGATATAAGAGATACGGGTAGAAACTCAGCAAGAACAGGGGATGTCCGTGCGCTTGCTGATAATGTGGTAAGTTCTTGGACTTCAGTAACGACAGGTACTATTGCAGTAACGGCTGATACGAATACTGATGTGAATTTTACACAACCAGCAGATACGATTATTCGTAATCTAATTGCTATCCCAGCAGGTAACATTGTTACAGCGGGGGCCAGTGGTGATGATGTAGACTTTTCATTAGGAACTTCTTCAGGCGGTACTCAACTTATTGCTACTGAAGCTATTCTAGATGATGGCGGTTCTGCGGTTACTTGGACGGCTAATGCACCTTTGTATCTTATTCAAGATTCACATGGTCATGCAGCTAACGCTTTTGTCAGTACTA